GGGTTTATCGCTGAGCTGCAGGACGCCGCGCGGGTGCTGGGGGTGGAGCTGTGACCAACGGAAAAATCCGCACCCTGCCCACCACGATGATCACCGGGCTGTGGGATCCCGGGAGCGAGAGCAAAGTCCCGGAGCGTGTCAAAGTCCGGATGTCTGATGGGTCGAGCGCGGTCTATCAGCTGAGCGTGGAACAGCCGCACCCGCAGTGCCTGAAGGCGGTTGACCTGATCCGGATCATGACCGGGAACACGTACGGAGGAAACAAAAATGGCCGGTGAGCGCTGCAAACACTCAACCGACCTGAGAAAAAGATACATTCGTGCTCATTGTAGCACAAAAGGAGCAAGAAATGAATACCACCATCGAATACCTGCTGAAACAGCTCGAAATCCTCGCAAAGGCAAAAGCCAGGCTGACAGCCCGGGAGGAAACAATCCGGAACCGCCTGACGGTGATCCTGATGGAGGAGGCGGCAAAGCGTGAGTAAACAAACAACCGCCTGCATCAGATCGGATTGTTTCGCCTGCGAGCGCGGGCGGTGCGTGATCCTGACAAGCACATTTTTCGGAGACAGGCTGTGCCCGTTTTTCAAGCACAGGAAGCAGTACGAAAAAGAGCGGGATTTGCCGCCGAGAACATCAAAGGAGGAGCAAGCGAAATGAGAGCACTTTATGAAATCGATCAGGACATCCTTTCCTGCGTAGATCAGGAGACCGGGGAGATCCTGGACACGGAGAAACTGGACGCGCTGCAGATGGAGCGTGAGGCAAAACTGGAAAACGTCGCCCTGTGGGTCAAGGATCTTGCCGCGGAGGCGGATGCCGTCAAGGCGGAAGCGGACAAGCTGACCGCCAGGCGGAAGGGGCTGGAGAGCCGGATCGCGTCGCTGAAAGAATGGCTGCTGCAGGTACTGGACGGCGGGAAACTGAAAACGCCGCGGTGCAATGTGTACCCAACTCACAGCACCCGGCTGAACGTGATCGACGAACAGAGCGTCACGAACTGGATCCAGACGAACTGTAAGGAGCCGGAGCAGTTCCTGAAGTTCACCCTGCCGGAAATCCGGAAGGACGCGCTGAAGAAGGCAATCAAGGAAGGAACGGAGATTCCCGGAGCATACCTGGAAGCGACAGAAAGCGTGGTGATTAAGTAAATGGGCATCCCAGTCCTGATCCTGGGCGAAAGCGGCTCAGGGAAAACCTACAGCATCAAAAACATGGATCCGGACAAGGTCGGGGTGTTCCTCGTGGAGAAGCCCCGGCTTCCCTTCCGGAAAGAGTTCAAATGCAAGAAGAACGCGAGCTACATGGACATCCTGCGGACGCTGGCGGAGCCGAAGCTGAAGCAGTACGTGATAGACGATTCGCAGTACCTGCTTGTCAATGAGTTCTTCGACCGCGCAGGGGAAACCGGGTACCAGAAGTTCACGGACATGGCGCTGAATTTCCGGAACCTGATTCACTTCGTCATCAACAAGGCGCCGGATGATGTAATCGTGTACTTCCTGCACCACACCGAAACCGACAGCAATGGCAAAGTCAAGGCAAAAACCATCGGACGGATGCTGGACGAGAAGCTGACGGTGGAAGGGCTTTTCGACATCGTGCTGCGGACACAGGTGGACCCGGACGGGCACTGGTTCGTGACGCAGACGAACGGATACGACACCGTTAAAAGCCCGGAGGAAATGTTCAGCCTGAAAGTGCCAAATGACCTGGCGCTTGTGGATAAAACCATCAGAGCATATTACGGAATGGAGGAAAACTAATCATGAAAATCAACGGATTCAAGAGTGAAGCCCCTGTCAAAGGATTCCCGATGCTGCCCGCCGGCGCGTATGTTGCCGGGATCAAAAACGTGAAGATTGACGGCACCGCGCCGGATCAGCAGATCGTGCTGCGGCTGGACATCATCGAAGGTGAATACGCCGGATACTACACGAAGCGCTACGAGCACGACAGCCAGAACGCCGGCATCCAGCAGCATTTTGAAGCGAAATACAAAGGCGATTTCCGCATCCAGATCCCGGACGACCGGAACACGAAGCGCCAGCATCCGGAATGGGATCTGCGGACGCTGAATGAATCCATCTGGTGCATCGAACAGAGCAACGCCGGATTCCACTGGGACGGGGACACGGATCACATTATGGACCTGAAGGGAAAAATTGTCGGCATCAATGTCCGGGAAGGAACCTACAACGGCATCCAGTACACCCAGATCGGGCGGCTGGAGCCCGCGGAGGATGTCCGGAAAGGCCTGGTCAAGCCGATGAAGCCGAAGAAGGACAGCAGCTCCTCCGCGGCCACCGTGCCCACGTTCACCGTCGTGGAGACGGACGAGCTGCCCTTCTGATGGTCCTTTATGAGGACACCCGCCAGCAGGCGGGAAAGCACCGGAATGTGCGCGCATACTGCGAGCGGCACGGAATCGAAATCATCCGCCAGGCACTGAACGTTGGAGACTACCAGATCGCCGGGAAGGGGGACATCAGCGTGGACACCAAGCAGGGCGTGCCGGAACTGGCAAGCAACTGCTTCCAGGAGCATGACCGGTTCCGCGATGAATGCCAGAGGGCGCAGCGGTGCGGCATCCAGCTGATTGTGCTGATCGAGGAAGCCCTGCCGGGAGGGCGCCTGGACAACTGGCGCTCTCCCATCGGCTGGGACGGGCTCCCGATGCACCGATTCCGCCCGGATGTGCTGCGGAAGGTGATGATCACGATGCAGCAGGAGTATGGCGTAAAATTCCGGTTCTGCCACCCGGCAAGCACGGGGAGGCAGCTGATCGAGTACCTGACGGGGGTGCGGACATGAGCGAAGAGGACAGGCAGATCCTGACGGAAGCCTTCAAGCTGTACGACACGTACCGGAGCAGGGAGCTGAAGGACGAAGACTTTCAGCGGCTGAGCGGCGACATTGCAGCCCTGGCGGAGCGGCACGACTACAAGAACAACCCGCTTGCCCTGCACGCAGCGCTGATGATCTTCGACACCTTCAACGACCTGTACAAGGGCGGGAAGATTCCGCAGATCACGGACTACTTCGGAAGGAATGATATGTAATGGATCCAAAGGCGGCAGGGCAGGTCATCCGCGACACCGTCAGCATGGATCAGATCCTCGCTCTCTACGGATACCGGGCGCGGCACGGTTTCATGCCGTGCCCCTTCCACGGGGAGAAGGTCGCGAGCCTGCGCGTGTACAACGGCACCGGCGGATGGCATTGCTTCGGATGCGGCAAGGGCGGCAGCGTGATTGATTTCGTGATGGAACACGAAAACTGCGCTTATGCAGTCGCCGTCAGGGCCATCGACAAGGCGCTGAACCTCCGGCTGATGGACGGGCACGAGCACCCGCAGGACGCCGAGACACAGCACCGGAAGCAGGTTATCTATGACCATGTGGCGGAAGCCGCGGAAGCGTATCTCAACGCGCTCGCCTGGGAGATCGAGATCCGGCAGCGCATCCGGCTGCACGATATCAAAGCCGCGGAGAAAAAGAAACACGAGCACCCGGAGGAAATGACAAGCGAAGATTATATGACCATCCTGACCTGGCGGGATGAAAGCGAATGGGATGACTACCAGGCGGAAAAGATTGATAAGCTCCGGGAGGAGGTGAAAGAATGGCGGAGGAAGGCCAGGCGAACACGGTAAACGAGGCGAACGACGGGCAAATCGTTCCGGACGGAGAGAAAAGCCAGGTCAGCCTGCTGAGCGGGATCAGCGCGGAAGACATCAAAATGAAGCCGAGGATTGCCCTGTTCCGGTCGCTGATGGAACAGCACTATGAGGACACGCTGAGATTCAACGACATGACCGGCAAACCGGAATACAAGGAGAGGATCACCGGGCTGTGGCGCGAATGGACGGACACCCAGGAGGCGCAGCTTCGGGCGTACTTCCAGGCGACCTACGGGCTGTACAGTCCGAAAATGCTGGAGGACGCGATCCGGATACACTTCGAGGCCCACAGGGTAAACCCGCTGACGGACATCCTCGACAGCCTGGAATGGGACGGAAAACAGAGGGTGGAACAGTTCCTGCACGATGTGATGAAGGCGGAGGACACCGAATATGTCCGCGAGTGCAGCAGGCTGATCTTTGCCGGCGGAATCAACCGGGCATACCGCCCCGGGTGCAAGTTTGACGACATGATCGTCCTGATCGGCGCCGGCGCTGCTGGCAAAAGCACCATCGTCCGATGGCTCAACATGGAGGACCGGTTTTTCCGGGAAATCAAAACCATCACCGGGAAGGAAGGCATCGAGGCGATCCGGGGCGTATGGATCGGAGAATTCGCCGAGCTGATGGCCATGACGCGGGTGAAGGAAGCCGAAGCCGTGAAGGCATACATCAGCAGCCAGGAGGACGCATACCGCCCGCCATACGGGAAAAACGTTGTCACGGTGCCGCGGAGGTGCATTTTCATCGGGACCACGAACAATCCGCAGTTCCTGACGGACAAAACCGGGAACCGGCGGTTCTATCCGGTCAAGGTGAACAGCGACGCGGACAGGATCTATCAGAACGAGAAGATCATCCGGGAGTACATCGCCCAGGCATGGGCGGAGGCGGTGCACCTGTATAAGGAAGGCAAACTGCAACCATTTGCTAAGATCGAGGCGCTGGAAGAGATCCGGGCCGCACAGGAGCAGGCCATGGAAGACGACTGGCGGATCGGCGCGGTCGAGAGCTACCTGGAGGAAACAAAGAAGGCCGCCGGGAGCACGGTCAGCGTGATCGAGCTGTGGCACAGAGCGCTGAACGAGCCGGAGGAAAGCAAGCCGACCCGGAAGGACTCCATCGAGATCTCCCAAATCCTGGCGAACGTTCCGGGATGGGTGATGGGAAAAGGCTTGATCACAACGCCGTGGGGGCGGCAGAAATTCTTCCGGAAGGACAATTTTGCCAGCCTGTGGCGGTGACTCGGTTACAGTCTGTTACAGTTGGTTACACCTCGGTTACAGCAAGAATCCTTATATATCAATGGTTATATCTCACTGTAACCAAGTGTAACCGAGAAATACCAAATAACTTTTTATAAATAGATATATATATAGGAAAACACGGTTCCTTGGTTCCTTGGTTACACTTTTGAAAGGAGAGAAAGCTGAATGAGAGGCGGTGCAGATGAAACAGAAGGGCAGGCAGCCGAAGCAACTGACGATGGACGCAGCGCTGGCGGAAGCAGAGTACCTGGACAAGGAAGCGAAGCGCCGGCAGTGGGCCCGGGAGAGGATAGTGACGGACGCGATCCGCGACAGGCTGAACGAAAAATATAAACGACTTGACAGACGGGCCTGTGATCGGGGAGAGATTCCGGCCGGTACAGTGGTGATCATCGGGCAGGTGCTTTTCCGGGATGAGCACTATACCATGCACTTTTACCGGGCTATTCTGGGCTATCACAGCAGCATGGCTAATCCAACAACGCCGCACTTCATCGAGTCTCAAACGGAGGAATGGCCAGATGTGCCACCGTGGGCCCATGTAATAGGTCATGAAAACGAAGCCAGGGACATCGAATTATCTCTCTCTCTCGAATACTGGGACACCGGAGAGACCGTGGAGCCGATCAAAACCTGGTGGATGATTAAAGAAGAGGAAACGATTGCCGAGTTCAAACGATGGGAGGAGGAGCGGAGAAAATGAGCCTTAAAAACGGCGTATGGCACGATGCCCAACTGGATCCACCGGCTGACGGCGTGCAGGTCTTGTGCGTGAAGCAAACAAAAAACGGCACCAGGTCGCTGTGCTTCGGATCACACTGGCAAGGCAGGCCCTGGGATAACGGCTGGGTGACGGGCGGAGGCTGCAACAATGTGATCCTGTGGATGCCGCTGCCGGAGATCCCGGAGGCGAACAAGTAAGCCTCACCGTGCGCGTCCCGGCAGGGCGGTGCCGGAGGCCCGATTGAAAGGACGGGATGCTCTCCTGTAGCGGGCTGAAGGAGCGTGCCACCGCTGCCCGGTTCGACTCCGGGCACGCGCACATTTTCGGAAAGGAGGAAAGGAAATGGCAATAGATGCAAAGCAGGCGATGCTCAGCCAGATTGAAAACGGTTGCGCTGACATTGTGACGGTCCGGGACATGCCGA